AATATCTTGATGCAGCAATATGATATTGAGCATACCTTAATGCTTGGCTTCTACGAGTCACACCAATTAAGTCAAGAGTAGATAAATTTTCTAAAGCGCTTCTATCTCTTCCGTCATTTCTATCAACAGTATCAATCCTGACAGTTTCACGCTTATAGTGATTAGTAGGTTCAATATAACTACAATCAACTGCGGTAATAATATCACTTTCTTTGATACCAGAAATTTGAAAACTATTTTGTTTAATGTTTGTCTCATTAAACATTGCAACTGGCAATTCATCAGGCATGTCAACGGCAAGAGTTAATTTACCCATATTATAAACCAGAGCACCTCTAAAAATAGAGGTAATCTGATTTAAAATATCCATTACTTGACCTTGGTCAGAGATAGTAATGTCACAGATAAATCTACGCTCTACAATTTTTATTGAATCAATTAAGCCGAATTGATTCTCTCTAACAGTAGTAAATTGACCTCTTGGTTTATGTCTAAAAGTTCCATCGGCTAATGCAGAGACGCCTTCAAACTTTCCTGTTAAAGCATTACAAGCGTCACAATATTGAGCAACTTGATAAAATTTAAATTTATCTATAACATCTTCAGGGACGCCAAGACCATATGTTGTGTTTGTTAGAATATCATAAACGATCCAAACAGGGTTTTGAGTCCAATTATAAACAAAAGTGCCATCCCAAGTGCCTACATAAAGTTGAGGATTACTTCCGGTAAGTTTTGTCTCTGGACCGCTAAATTGTAATGAATATCCATTTTCTTGATAAGAATTACCTGTTGAGCCTCCATCAACTACCTCAAGTTCTCTCCAATCTATCTCTCCACTTTCTAAAACTGGTTGATTGTAATTAGAGGGAACTTTTACAAGCAATCCTTTAACCATAGAGGTAAAGTTAGGCACCCCACCAACGTGTTCTGAATGAGCTTTAATAGCGTATCCAATGTGAGCAGTTCTTGGATATGCTTGTCGTTTAAATTCAATCTCAGTCCACCCTTTAATTTTAATTTCGTCATGAATCTTTGAAGAATCACTATCATCAGATGTTTTCTTAATCGTAAACTTATAACCATCATCTGACCTATGTTGTTCGGGAATTAATATAGTTACATCAAACCTAAATACAGTATTAGTTTTACCACTTATAGACTCAACATGAGGTTCACCGTCTTTTAAAATTTGAGTTGTACCAGTTCTGTCAAATACGTCAATTGTAAGTTCAGCAGAATGACCACGGATATTACCTTGATTATCTTGATTAATTAGCCCGTGCAATTCAAATGCAAATCTTAGTGCGTCCCACGCTTGGGCGCTCGTATCTTGAAGTTCAACTTTTGATTCTGGGATACCTCCAACATTGCCTTTTTTAAGAGTAACAGGAGAAGTAAAGTTTTGAGGTGTTGCTATCTCTTCACCAAAAACTCGTAGTGCAGGTTGAGTGACAGTCCCAGTATTTGTTAGAGTTTTAAATAAAACTGTATTTTCGCTTCCGTCACCATCAAGATTAATTAAATCATCAATATTCCCATCTTGAATCTCAATATCTTGTGGACCATTTGGGTTAATACGATAAACAGGCCCTTCACCAAACCCAATCGTAGTAAACATTATGTCAGTTGAAAATTTATCGTTTGGGTCTTCTACAGCACCTCCGCCACGACTTCCACCACCTTTACCACCACCACCTTTATTGTGAACTCGTATGTCATCTGCTATATACGTGTGCTGGGTTGCCACAGTAAAATTGTAGCTGGTAGCAGAAGGGGCAGGGCAAATCTCATCTATCGGAGAAATTTTTCCATCTTCAGTGACAAGTTGATCTTCTCCAGCGATTAATTTTCCCGCCTCTAAAAATAACCCATCTTCTAAAAGAACCCAGTGATTTGGGGTAAGAGTAAGAGAACCGTTCCAATGAATTAATTTAATAAATTGGTCGTTTTCATGTTTAAATGTTTCTGTCACACTTGCAGGACCAAGATCACCATTCTTATTAAACGCTAAAACTAGATCACCAAGTTGAATATCTTCAATGGCTTTTTTTGAACCATCCGCCATAGATATTTGTGTTCCACCTACGAAACATCCTTTTGAGCCTCGAACATGAGGAATTTTTTGTCCATCATATATTGTGTAGTTTCTTAAAGCCATTATTCTTCTGCCCTCGCTTCAGACGCCAAAGGCGATTCATTAGCATTAAAGATTGATGCTACAGACGGTGCATCGTTTTGTGCGTGTTGTTGACTTAATATATATCCGCTTAAAAATTGACCACCAACTCTCATATTGCCATAGTTTAGTGCGATAGGAGTGCCCGATTGTGTTGTGTTTTGTAATGAACCAAACATATTATTTTCTTGACGACTACCCGCATCTTTAGTTACCTCAACATCTCGACCTTTTGGTCTGGATACAAATAAACTTTGAATAAAGCTAAGAGCTAAGTTACCTGCGATGCTTAACAACATTCCAGGGATTCTTGAGCTTAAAGCTCCTAAAAGAGTTTGCTTGGCTCCTAAATTTGCCCCACCAGTAAATTGAGCCATAAAATTACCTTTAAGATTTGCAAAGGAGAAACCTCCCGGAGTAAATCCACCACCCATTGCAAACCCACCGACAACAGCTAAACCAACAGCTGCAATTAAAGTTCCACGCCTACCGCCGCCACCGGTAACTACCGGAGCGATATATACCACACTACCCTCTTTTGGTTTTTTTAAGGTATACTCATCTCTTTTAATTACCTTAAAATCTTCAGTAACATAGGTAAATGACTCTTGAGATTCACCCTGTTTAATTTTAGATATGTAGTGTTTAAAACGAGGATGAGCGCCTTGTAAATAAAACTCAAGGTCATAATAATTATTAACTTCTACTTTATACTCTTTCTCTGTAAAAAACTCTTTAAACGTTGAGTGAGGTTTTAGTGTTATTAACATTAAGCAGCCTCCTCAGCTTCTGCAGAAAGAGGGCTTTGATTAGCGTTAAAAATAGATGCCACAGTTGGAGCATCATTTTTAGCGTGTTGTTGACTTAATATATAACCACTTAAAAACTGTCCCGCAACCCTCATGTTTCCATAATTAAGAGCAACTGGTGAGTCTGCTTTTGATGTATTAGATAAAGAACCAAACATATCGTTTTGACTGCGGGTTCCAGAATCTCTTGTAGATGCTGTTCTTTGAGCTTGTGGTGCTGCAACAACTTGTTGTTGAAGAGCGCTCATGGCTAAACTAATACCTACAGACATGGCAACAGAAGATACAATTCCCATAAAAGGTGCTATACTACTTGCCGCGAGCGAAGCCATGATACCGCCGGTATTAATGCCCAAACTTGCTGCAGATACTGTCCCAACACCGGTTCCCAAACCTCCTAACGAAGCATTCATCAAATACATTGCATGAATTTGTCCTGCTGCAATCGCAACTGCAATTAGAGCAGCTGCGATTACGATAGTGCCCGTTCTACCTCCACCACCGCTTATCATAGGTGCTACATATACAGTATCATTATCCTTAAATTTATGAAATGCTAAAGTTTTATTATCTACCTGTTTGCCTTTACTATCTAAAAAACAAAAATCTTCAAACGTTTCAAAAGCTTGAGCTTGTTTCATAAACAAACCTAATCGAGGATGCATGGCTTGAATATAAAGTATAACATCAATGCTACTGCTTGCATCAATGATATACTCATCATCATCAAAAAATGATTTCATGGTCCCCACAGGTTTAATTGTTAACAACGCAGTGTTTCTCCTCAAACGGCTCAAATTTTAAGGCGTCGATTTTATTATCCATCCAGTATATAAAAAATTTCATATTGAAGCCAACTAAAAATTTATACTCTTGAAATGCAGCACTTATTTTGTCGTCTTGACTTGGAATAGGCTGATCACTGCCTGGATGGGAATGAAAAATTCCCCAGATGTTTTCGTCTTCTTTAATAAAGATAGCAGGATCAAGAATAAAAGTATCTTTTGGATAATCACTTACGTTTAAACAAGGTACATAAGAAAAATCTTTTAAAATGACTCCACAAGCTTCTAACGGATAATCACGTAGCGCATGATTATTCATATCTTCAATTAGTTTGGCATACCAATCCATTTATATATCCCCACAGTATAATTTTTGTACCATCTACCATAAGGGGCT